TTCATCCACCGTGTCATCTCCGTTATCCATTTTTTTAATTTTAAACAATATATTATCATTATTATCTTGTATTCCCGGTATTTTAAATAATATTTTTGTGCAATGCATTTTAAATGGACTTAAAAAGCCAACATCGCTTCTCCCCGCTGTTAAGTCTGCGGTGCTTACCCAAGGTAAAAATGTTTCATCTGTATCTAAATCTTTAGCAAAGTTGTGTGTAAAAACACGATAGTCTACGAACTTATGTGAATACTTTAATGTGTTAGCGGTTAATGCTCTGTCAACATATTGATCTCCGTTATTAGACATATACGATTTCCACAACTGACCAAACTTCTTTCTGTATATTGCTAGCTGGCTATTTGACTTCTTCTCAATAGCAATCTGCCCCTCTATCATGCCATTCAAAGATGGCTTACCTTGAAATTCTACAGAGTCTTGTTTTGTGTTTTGTATTCTTCTCGTATCTCTATTCATTAAGTCACGTTCTTATTTCTAATATATCTATATTCTACGCTAATATCATTAAACTCGTACACTCCAGATGTAGATGTTGAAAATTGTATCTGAATACTTTGACAGGATATAGTAGAAGATGGAGTTAAAGTCACTACATCCCATGCCCCACTAGTATCTACTAAGTTACCTGTAAATGTACCACCACCCCCACCAGAAAAGTTCTGCTTACCGTCAATAGCGTACTTAAAAGGCGTTGTTACTGAACCGCTAGATTTATAAGTAACAATAACCTTATATATTTTTTTAATAATACCCGGCTCCCCAAAATCTAAATCCCTTGTAGTAAATGTCTGACTTGCGTTTGCAAGACTAATAGGCAAGAACTTTTTAAAATCGGTTGTTGTATCTGAAACACTAGAGCCTGTAGCCACTATTAAATTGTTATTCCAATCCGTAGAAAAATTACTATAAAGATTACTATCCGCAAAGATTAGATCGTGAAACACCCACCCATCTGAATCAAAGTCGTAAATCCAACCCTCATCTGAATTGTCAGAGGAATCGTTAGGGCTTCTCATAATTATTAAAGAATTACTAATACTGTCGTACCCAATCATAGGGTCTTTTACATTAGCTGTTCCCCTATACCAAGCATTCCATGTTTTATCTCCACCTGTTTCCAAGTAAGACGACTTACTGACCGAAACCTTATCTTTAATTAAGTTGGTTACTTTTTGACCGTCATATATATAGCATCCATCTTCAGCAATCCATGCTATTCCGTATTTTGTTTTCGTTACACTAAAATTTTTATTTACACCAGAATATTTAATTGTTTCCTCTAAATACCAGCCTGCTGGGCTAGGGCTTGCTATGTTGATAATGTGAACAAGATTATGTTTAAAGGCTATCAATCTATCGGCATAAGCTTCTAAAGCTGTGTACACCCCATAATCACCCTTAGAAACGTCTATGAAGTTATGTGGTAGTACTGTATCAAATTTATTAATCTCGCTGTACATAATCCTATCACCAAACGTCTCTAGTTCTCCAGACGATCCTATTACCCTTACGTTTCCTATAAAAGTCCTTCGATTTTCTACAACAGACGACTGGTAAGATTCCCCTGCACCACCTAGTGATACATACTTAACATCTGGAGCAAAGCCATTAATTGTTGTGTAGGTGTCTAGGTTAGGCTTACTTGCGTTTCCTGTAGCATCTGCAATTACACAAAAGCCTTTATCAACTGCCGTAGCATTTTCTACCCAAGCTACGTGGTCTCCATCTATAGTGGTTCGCACTCCTTTTACAATATCGATATCTACAAGTAAAGATAATTCATTATCCGTATTTGCTTCTCTAATATATACCCTACCACCAGATATTCGTCCAGAATAAGAAAGGTCAGCATATACAGAAACCCGCATAGACTTACCTGCTGTGTGAGCATGAGTAAATGCCGCTATAGTAGCCGCACCGTTTCCCATCCTAACTGGTACGGATTCTTGATTACCGTCATATAAAAAGCTCTGATAAAATTCATACGTTAATCCTTCCCAATCACCATCTGCTGTACCGTCACTAACGCCTATATTAAAGCCTACGCCTCTTCTTAGTATAGGTGTTTCGTTATTTGAGTAACTATCTGATCCTAAACCGCCATAATCTCTTTCATATTGAACATTAGCCGCTAAACCAGCCGCAGGCTTCGTACAAAATAATATCTCTGTTGGTCTAACATCATAGTCTGTATTAACGGTTACTAATTCACCAGCAAAGTTTTGGTCTAAAACATCATTAGTGCCATCGTCAAAAATAAAAGAGTTGGAGGTTGCATTCACAGCACCATCCAATAACAAAGCAGTATCACTTGCATTTCTTAATTTCCTAGCAACTCCTCTTGATTTATTACTAGCCTCAAGAAAATAAGCTCCTGCTGTGTCAGCCGCATGAGTTGTATGACCAAATGCTATTGTAAGACTAGCACTGTTTGTTTCCGGTGATCTTAGCACGCTTGAGTGTTCTTGCCATTCTGCAAAGGTTAAACCTAGGTTGTGATTAAATTGATTTCTTTGTATATACCCAAACCATTTTATAATACTTGTATTGGTGGTTTCCGTATCACACACACGTAAAACCTCATCTACAAAGTGGTAAATATATTTAGCACCGTTTATACCTGCTAGTGTTGGATTTATTTTTCTATTGCTCCAACCATTGTTTGTAGCCGTGTAATCTGTAGTGGCGTTATTAGACCAAATATCTACACCAGCCGCATTCGTGCTTGTTCCTCTTTCGCCTAATGCACACATTTTATCACCAGTAGATCGAATAACTCGTATAGTGGGATTAACACTGGTATCGTCTTCGTTTGTAATGCCAGTTCCTTTTAATACATAATAAACATCCCTATCCCCAAACGTCAAAGTTGTTCCACCGGAAACGTTTGATAATGTTGGGTCTGATATTTCAAAAGTAGCAGGGTCGCTTGTCTGAGTTACTGAAGCAACATACGATCCGGTTTTTATGTGGGTTCCGCTTACAGACATTCCAGCGGTTATATTTGTATTCGCACCATCCATTATAATTGTTGTCGTTGGGGTAGGCAATGCGGAAGACCTTGTGTTATCCGTAAATGTACCACCTAATCCAGAGCCACTATTTAGATTATCTACGACCTGAGCAACTAAAAAGATGCCATTATTTTCTTCTGTACCTGTGATCTTTACTAAATCACCAACCTTAATTAGACTACTGGTAAAGATAGTACTTATGGTAGAGGTTACACCACCTACTAGCTTTAAGTATGAAGTTGAAGGTACTGGCATCTATAAACCACTTCCTTGCTCCGGTGCTTGCGTACTACCGTCTGGATTTGTAGCGACCTGAACAAAGGCTATATTACCATCACTTGTACCAACAGTTAAAGTTGTGCCGCTTTTAGTCTCTGTAATTGTTTGATCTGCATCTTTACTATGATCTGATTCAAAATAAAACAATCCAAAACCCCCTAAAACCGTATTACCAACAGAAGGAATGTATTGCGTTAAATTAGTAGAACCATCAGAGTCTTCAATGTGATTGTACAATCCACCAGCAGTTTTTATTTTTCCCAATGCATCAATAGACATATTCTTAATAAAAGAATATTGCCTGTCTGGTAAATCCCTAGGGTCTTTACGATTATTTATACCACCAGACCAATCATTAATTTTATATATTTGCTTAGGCATTACTTACCTTTAAATACGCCTTCTAACATATCTGTCATTACATCAACTAATTTTTCAAAAAGCTCCTGCTCTTTTTCTTCGTTGATCCAAGGTATATTTACCTTATCGTTAATTTTTGTAGCTAAATTTTTTGTAAACTCATCAGATGCTAAATGCTTCATAGCTTCGTCTTGCATCTTATCTGCTTGCTCTTCAGCTAGTTTTACTAGCATTTCTTTCATGTTCATTTAACTTTCCTTTATTTTCTTGGTTTTTAAATATAAGTAATAAATCTGTACTGAAAACATTATACACATAAGAACACCAGACAGTAAATCTGTCCAATATACAACTCCTAAGCTTGTGCTTAGGCCCGTTACCTTTAAACTATCCATTAGTGTTTTCCATTTATTCTACTAAGTGAACCTTTTATCTCAGACACTTGATTATCTAAGTCGTTAATCTCTTTTGTAAGAGCATCAAATTTTCTATCTAGCTTATCATCACTGGCATTCCATCTCGTAATAAGT